TCAAGAGGTTAATTGGGAAGAATATTTCCAACACATTAAACCTGTATGTCCTTGGAGCGGAGCAGCTCTTAAAAAAGGCGAATTAAAAATTACACAATGGTCTGGTGAAATTGAGCCGCTAGGCAACAACCAAGCCATTGTTTATATTTGCCCAAACTATAATCGTAGACGATTAAAAAAATTACACAAAAAAATTAACGACGGTACATATGAATGGCTGTGGAGCGAACCAACCAACGGCCCTAATGCATCACCAGTACCTATACTAATACAACAGGATAAACGTAAGCTGTTTGATATTAGATTCGATACAGGCTACTATGACGATATAATAGGTTAAATACTTACATGAGCACATCATTAGACGGCGTCTTAATTAAGAAAGCCAATAAACAAGAAACATTTACAAACGAGCAAGTTGAAGAACTAATGAAGTGTATGGATCCGGATGAAGGATACTTACACTTTGCACGTATGTTTGCATACATCCAACATCCTGTAAAAGGAAAGTTGTTGTTTGATCCTTTTGAATACCAACTACGTTTGATGCACTCATATCATAACTACCGATTTAATATTAATATGATGCCTAGACAGACAGGTAAAACTACTTGTGCGGCAATCTATTTGTGTTGGTTTGCTATGTTTACTCCAGATCAAACTATTCTAATTGCTGCACACAAGTATACAGGCGCACAAGAAATTATGCAACGTATACGTTATGTATACGAACTATGTCCAGATCATATTAGAGCAGGTGTTACTAACTATAACAAAGGTTCGATTGAATTTGAAAATGGATCACGTATTGTTAGTGCTACTACAACAGGCAACACAGGACGTGGTATGTCCATATCATTATTATACTGTGATGAGTTTGCATTTGTACAACCTAACGTTGCTACAGACTTTTGGACATCTATATCACCTACACTAGCAACAGGTGGTAGAGCTATTATTACTAGTACACCTAATAGTGACGAAGATACATTTGCTACTATTTGGAAGCAAGCTGAAGACAAGTTTGACGAACATGGTAATGAACAAGAAGTTGGTCTAAATGGATTTCATAGCTTTCGAAGTTATTGGAACGAACATCCTGACAGAGACGACAAGTGGAAAGAAGAAGAACTCGGACGCATTGGCGAAGAAAGATTTAGACGCGAATATGATTGTGAATTCTTAGTTTATGACGAAACATTAATTAACAGTATAAAACTTGTTGCTATGGAAGGCAATAGTCCGTTAGTTAATATGGGACAAACACGCTGGTATAAAAAACCTACTCCAGAGTATACGTATGCAGTTGCCCTTGATCCTAGTATGGGTACTGGTGGCGATAATGCAGCTATACAAGTATTTGAACTACCTAGTTACGAACAAGTAGCAGAGTGGCAACACAACACAACACCAATTCCAGGACAAATAAGAGTACTATCAGATATATGTAAATACTTACAACAAGAAACTGAAAATACTAATGGTATATATTGGAGTGTTGAAAATAACGGAATTGGCGAAGCATGTCTTATTGTTATTAACGATTTTGGCGAAGAAAATATACCCGGACTATTTGTAAGTGAACCGATGCGTAAAGGTCATGTACGTAAGTTTCGTAAAGGATTTAACACTACACACGGAACTAAAATTACAGCGTGTAGTAGAATGAAAACAATGATCGAAAATGATAAAATGATTATACATTCAAGACCTTTTTTATCAGAACTTAAAAACTTTGTAGCAACTGGCTCTAGTTATAATGCAAAAAATGGCCAAACAGATGACCTCATTAGTGCAACATTGTTAGCTATTAGAATGATGGCTGTACTTAAAGATTGGGATCCTAGAATATATAATACATTTACACAAGCTGAAGAAATATCAGATTACGAGGCACCAATGCCTATCTTCATAAGCAGCAACTATTGATAAATACTATACAATGAAAAATTTAGATCTAATATCAGAAGAACTTTTTAATAAAATACGTGGACGTTTTCCTAGTGTCACTATAGGCAATATAGATGGCAAAGTAACAAATGTTCCTAAAGACGCCCGTTACTTTGACTTTGATTACAAAGAAGGTAATGAGAGTTTAGGTAAAGTTAGTATTAGCGTAACTGATGAATCAATTGAAGTTATGTATGCTGACAATTTTGTTGGTGAACAAGATGAACTAACACAACAAAAATGGTACGACTTTTTAAAAGAACTTAGACAGTTTAGTAAAAAACGTTTAATGAAATTTGATACACGTAATATTAATAAGTCGAATTTAGATCGTCGAGATTATGAATTCTTGGCAGCAAACCGCGGAGACAACACAATGAGCGAATCAAAAATGTATGGAACTAATAAACTTAGTTACCAAAACGTAGATAGTGCTAGAATAGTTATCAAGCACACAGAAAGCGTAAATCCAGAACTTGGTAAAACACGCACAAGAAATATTGGAAAAATATATATTGAAAGTGCAGATGGCGAAAGATTTTTATATCCATATAAGCATTTAACTGGTGCAAGAGCAATGGCAAGACACGTTGCTGAAGGCGGTAAACCTTTTGATGAGTTTGGTACACATATTGTAGGTCTAAGTGAAGAGATGAATAAACTCCGCAAGTTTAAATCTTACATGGGACGCAATGCTGTAATGGCAGAAAGCCTAGCAGGATATATGGATGTTGTTAAAGATCGTATTGGTGCAGTAAAGAAAACAATTGAATCATTACAAAAGCCAAAGTTTTATGCAGAAACTCTTGCATCGTTTGTAAAGCCAATGATGGAAGATGTTCCAACTGATGTTGCAGAGAATTGGGTAGACCAATTAACTATTAGACAGTTTAACGAAGAATTAAAAGATGTATTTCCTTACATATATAACTTAGTAAGTGAAGCAACAAAAGCAAAAGATATTACACCAGAAGATATACTAGGCGAGGGAAGTCCAGTTGATGATGTTGAAGTAAAAGCACCAGCAGAAACATATAAAGTTTCTCCAGGTGATAATATATATTCAATAGCTAAAAAATTCCAAGGTGCTAATTTCCAAAATGCTGACATTAAAGACGCAGTAAAAGAAATAATGATGCTTAACAATATTTCAGATCCAAAAGCATTACAAGTTGGACAAGTGCTAGAAATGCCATACTTTATGGGAACAGGTCCAGACGGCGGTTCACGTGGACTGCCTCCAGGTGGGTTTGACAAGTACGGCGAAGAGATTGAAAACAGTTTTGAAGACATGATGGGACAGTTTGCAGAAGCAAAAGAAGAAATGTGTCCAGAAGCATGTTGTGGTAAGCCTATAAAAGAATGTAAGTGCGGACCCGACTGTGAACATTGTGACTGTCACGAAAAGAATAAAATGAACGAAGCTGGTGGCAAAGATCACGATGACGATGGCGATATAGATTCAGATGATTACATGTCAGCAAAGGATAAAGCTATTAAAAAAGCTATGGGCAAAGGCGGCAAAGAAGTAGAAGAACAAAAGATACCAGTAACGGAATTTGTACTATCTTTGTTTGATAGAGATCAAGGATCATTTCCAAAAGGCGAAACGGCTGTATTAACAGCAATTGAAAAAGATTATGGCGAGCAATATATTGAACCAGCAAAGAAATTTATTGAAGCAATTATGTCAAAGTTTGAAGAGTTTAACATAGGCAATAGCAATATGCTAGGCGAAGCTGGTGGCGAAGAGATTTTCCTAGACTTCAGCAAAGAGTTAACAGACGTTGAACGTACAGACGATACTGAAGAATTTACTGCAAAACTTGACGGATTAGGTTATAGAGCTGGGTCAGAAGAAGAAATTGATCTTGAAGGTACACCAGTTAATGTTAAAATAAATGCAATTGGTAATGTACAAGAAGGTGAATTTGAAATTGTTAGTGTTACAGGTGACGATGGTACACAATATGTACTAGACGAAACTGACACCTGGGACATAGGTATGTTGACTGATACCTTTAGTAATGCATTAGCAACTGAAGATACAATATTACAAAATCATGATACTGTAATGGAACCAACTATTTCGCAAGAAGAGCACGATATTAGAAGATTAGCAGGACTTTAATAGTTCTACTATAAGTTTTTATGTTTTTTCTTTAAAAAAAGACTTGACAATGTTAGTAATACAGTGTATAATATAAACTGTGCTACAAACAAATAGGCACAAAAGCAAAAGCACAAGCACATAGGCATAACATATAGGAGGCAAAACTATGGCATCATTAGCAGAAATTAGAGCTAAACTCAAGGAACAAGAAGCCAATACTGGCGGAAACCGAGGACCACAAGGTCCAAACCCAATCTACCCATTCTGGAATATCAAAGAAGGCGAAAGCGCAACTATGCGTTTCCTACCTGACAGCGATCAAGACAACACTTTCTTTTGGAAAGAACGTTTAATGATCAAACTTCCATTTAGTGGAGTGAAAGGTGACACATCATCACGCCCAGTACAGGTACAAGTACCGTGTATGGAAATGTACGGTGATAGCTGTGGTATCTTAGCAGAGGTACGTGGTTGGTTTAAAGACCCAAGTCTAGAAGACATGGGTAGAAAGTATTGGAAGAAACGTTCTTATATTTTCCAAGGATTCGTTACTGATAATCCGTTAGCAGATGATCAAGCACCTGAAAATCCAGTCAGACGCTTTATTATTGGTCCGCAGATTTTTCAAATTATTAAGCAGGCGCTTATGGATCCAGACATGGAAGAATTACCAACAGATTATACTGCTGGTGTAGACTTCCGTCTTAATAAAACATCAAAAGGTGGTTATGCTGACTACGGCACAAGTAATTGGGCCCGTAGAGAGCGTCCATTAAGTGATGCCGAGATGAATGCAGTTAATACACACGGACTGTTTAATCTTAGTGATTTCCTACCTAAAAAGCCAGGTGAGATTGAAGTTAAAATAATGCAAGAAATGTTTGAAGCATCAGTAGATGGCGAAGCATATGATCCGGATCGTTGGAGTAACTACTTCCGTCCGAGTGGTATGGCAGCACGTACTGGTGATCCAAATAAATCATCAACTAATGGTACAGCAACGTCAATGACAGCTGCACCGGCTCCACAAGCACCAGTTGCAGAAACTGCTCCGGCAGCACCTGTTCCAACTCCAACGCCAGTAGCGGCACCTGCTCCAGTAGCAGAACCAGCAGCTCCAGCAGGAGACGGCGCAGACATTCTTGCAATGATACGTGCGAGACAAGGTCAATAATCAAAATAACGTAGGGGATTAAACTCCCCTACACTTTGGCTTAACAAAGGAGAAAACATGGCTAAATCATTTGACGTTAGTAAGTTCCGTAAGGACTTGACTAAGAGTATCTCAGGCATGAGTACTGGATTTAACGATCCTACTGATTGGATCAGTACAGGATCATATGCACTAAACTATCTTATCTCAGG